GAAGAGAAGGACAAGCTTCAAGCTCAGATGAAAGAGTTCTTGGCACAGCTCACACATCAGAAGTTGCTCGAAGCCGATGCCGCGGCAGCAGAATCTTTAAACAAACAATTGAGATATGTTCCCATGCCAAAAGGCCATTCGATTTCTATTGGATGATGAATAGAGGAAAAAATGGCAAGATTGTTCATCACCCCCCGCGAGCTCAACTTCATAAGCGACATTACGAAAGAGCTTTTCAAAGATGTGATAGGTCAGAAGATCTATTACTATCCCATCTCTGAACTAAAGACAAAAACTCACGGTGTCTATAATGAAGCGTTGCAGAAGGTTTACGATAATCCAATAGCGCTGGATTGCATGGTTGACAATAACTTCCAGACCGACACCAAAATTGACAAGTTTGGTATCGACGCGCAGTTCAAAATCGAGGTTTTCATACAATACAGAGATCTCGTTGATAAAGGGATTAACGTCAACATAGGCGATTATTTTTCATTCTCTGATATCTTTTATGAGATAACAGAAAGGACCTTTATGCGCAACATATACGGCATGCCAGAACACAAAGACGGCGTCAAGCTTGTTGGTCTTAAGTCTCGTGAAGGTCTTTTCAATGCTCCGATCATTGGACCGACCGACATCAAATATACTGATGCCACCGCCGTCCAGACGACTTTTGTTCAGCAACGCGGTGAAATTCTTGATCAAGATGGTAATCCAACGGGGGATAAGAGGGATTTGGTCGACGTCGGCGTGTTGGACGAACCGTTGACAGGCGCTAAAGAGGTATCTCCAAAGGGCGATCCTGGTTCGGTCGGTAGTGCTTTTTATGATGAAGATTAAGGTAGAGGCAAAAGATGTCGACACGATTTAAAGCAAACGCCAGTTACAATTATGGTTTGGCTCCTCTTCAAACAGGGTATGAAAAAAACTATGGATCAACCGAATTTTCTATACCTTCTTGTGGCGTTGAAGACGTCGACATCGCCATGTTCAACTTATTCGAACAAGAGATATCGCCGTCTTACGGTGGTATGGGCTCAACAGAAGTAAAAAAAGTTCCGGTTATTTTTGCAGCGGGAGAAAAGTGGGCGATGCTTAAAAATGGTCGTCCGCTTAGAGATCGTAACAACACGTTGATCCTTCCGCTTATCACCATCATGAGAACTGATCTCAATCAAAATTCTGCAGAAGATGTCGTCGGTCGAGGAATCAACCAACAGGTGGGCGAGATCGTGATCAGGAGAAGGCTTGATAAATCTGACAGGGGTTATCAAGCACTAATTAACAGAATTTTTCTGAGGAATCAGAAGAATCTTGCTGTACGTCCTCAGGACACTAATGACGAGGGACAACTCACATCGGAGAGGACTTTGGGCGATATGTCAGAGGACCCGGTCATTTCAGACGGCGGTATATTGTTGAATGACAGGCTGAAGAACGCTTATGAGACTATTGTCGTACCAACACCGCAGTTTTATACTGCGAAATATCAAGTCACCATATGGACGCAATATACGCAACACGCGAATCAAATTATTGAGAAATTATTTTCTTCCTTTTTGCCTCAGGCTCAGTCGTGGAAACTCGAAACTCCCAAAGGATATTGGTTCGTAGCGAAGTACGAAGATGGCAGTCTTGCTGCCGAGACTTCTTTTGAAGACATGTCGCAGCAAGAGAGATTTATCAAGCATAACTTTAACATCGCGGTGCCAGCTTATATCTTCGCTTCTCAAACTCCTTCTACGCCTGTTCCAATCAAAAGATATGTTTCCTCGCCCACCGTTTCCTTTGATTTTGTTACCCCCGATGAACCTTCGGAAGTAACTTCGACGAAAGAAGAATCCGAGTATATTTTGGGATCCGATGATCCGACGTTACCGCTTGACTTACAGAAAAACAATAGAAGAGATCAAAGAACTCCCGGGTGGAGGCAACAAAAGGTTTATCCTGTCGTGGAAGGTACCGACTCCAATGACCCAGCGCTTCGGAATAGAAGAAAGAACTTCATTAAGGAAATTAGTAAAAACTCGAATGGGGAAACTGTTTACAGCGGACAGTCGTTGGGCGGATTGAAAATAACAACTTGACTTTAAATCCATGTCAACTGCATTTTTGGAGAATACTTATTGTGAGAATCAAGGATTCAAGGAGAGAATATAATGGCTGAGCAGACATTCAAGTCGCCTAATTTTTACGAGAGAGAGATCGACCTCTCTGCACCCACAGTCGCAGGACCCGTAGGGGTACCCGCTGCGGTCGTGGGCACGGCCAACAAAGGACCAGCTTTTGTCCCTGTCACGGTCGCAAATTTCGACGAATTTGTCAAGTTGTTCGGTAACTTGGACGTCAAACACTTTGGACCATACGCAGTAAACGAGTTCCTAAAGAATCGTTCTGCTTTGACTTATGGTCGAGTACTCGGCGCAGGAGCAAATTCTTCTGATGCTGATCTCACTACCACGTCTACTTACGGCACTGTCAAGAACGCTGGTTTTATTCTTTCGGGTTCATCTGGTGCAGCCGGTGGCGATGCGCGTGACAAAGGAGTTGTACAGTTCTTGGTTGCAAAGCATACCGAGACTTCTAATTCTGTTTTCGGTTCGCCCATGTTCAATGATAATGATACGATCAATGGACAAAGTAATTTTAACCTCGTCCGCGGTTTGATCATGTCCCCGAATACCGCTAGAATTATGGTTCTTGCAAGTTCGGCTGCAACTTCTGCTGTCGTCGGTGCTGACGACTCGGTCGCCGCAGATTCTTCTGGTAAGTTTAAGTTGGTAATCTCGTCTTCTAACGGTTCGTCGTTTTATACGACCGACGGTGTTGCCGGCGTCAAGGTTCTTACCGCCTCATTTGATCCAAGCGATAAAGATTACTTCGCCAAGATTTTGAATACCGATCCAGACAAGTTCTATCAAGAGCAACACTGCTTATACGCAGATTACGCTGTTGATCCCAATGTCGCTTATGTCGCTTCTACTAACTCAGTTGGTATTCTTTCGGGCTCTTCTAACGTTTCGACATCAGGTAAATACTTCAGAGAGGTGTTCGGTTCTTACAACACGCGGTTTACAGCTCCCCAGACCTCGTACTTTATCTCACAGCCTTTCGGTACGACAGAGTACGATCTCTTCAAGTTTGAAGCCATCGACGATGGAGAATATGCCAATAGTCTATACAAGATATCGATTAGCAATGTCAAGGCTTCTCTCAACGACGCCAACAAGTATGGAACCTTCAACGTACAGATCCGCTCATGGGATGATACAGATACCTCGCTGAAAGTCATTGAGCAATTTACTAATTGTTCTCTTGACCCCAATTCTGAGAATTATGTGGCGAAGCTTATAGGCGATCGAAAGGTGTTCTATAACTTCGATGCCATCAATCCTTCTGAGAAGCGTATCGTCGCGACCGGAAAATATGATAACAAGTCGCAATATGTTAGAATCGTGATGAACGAAGCTGTTGAAAAAGGTAATGTGCCTGCAAACGCGTTGCCGTTCGGTTTCAGGGGCCCTTCGTTATTGAAAGTCAATCCTAACGTCAAGGTCACCGATGCCCTTCCGTCTTCTCAGTCAAGATTGGGTGGTCAGTTGGGAGCTTCACATCTTGGTCTTACGGGATCTTTCTTGCCCGCTATTCCCTATCGTTACAAGGTTACTCGCGGCGAGGTGGGAACTGGAGCGGTGGCAGGCAATACAGGCGTTTCTGAACAGGCGAACGTGGCCTATTATTGGGGCACCAAGTTTGAGAGAGATAGTGCTGCGACGACTTCTAGTTCCACCGACGTTCTTAACCCCAACGTTCTTAATGAAAAGAATTCTTTGCTGAAGTCTCTTACCAAGTTTTCTGGCATATCTAAGCTTGATGCCTTGACTACAGGATCAACTTCCGATACGCTTCACAACAATAAGTTCAGTCTTTCCAAGGTCGCTCTTTACAATACATCTCTTAATGATCTTACGAGTTCTATAAATGAACACATGAAGCAAGCTGCTTACATTAGAAATGCGACTCTTGATAGCACAGATTATACTTGGACTGAATCCAGCAGGAGAAGGTTGACGTTTGCGACCTTACTTTCTTCGGGTTCGGCTCCTCTCTTCAATCGCTTCTCCTCGTATGCGAAGTTTACCAACTTCATGTATGGAGGATTTGATGGTACTAACTTCCTGGATAGAGATGCTCGACGCTTGAATGATAAGTCGGTGTCTTTCGACGCCGGTGGCGGAGCCTCGTCGACCAATAGTATACTGGGCTTCTCCAGCAATCCGTCGGGTCAAGGAGTCGACAATAACGGCGTTGCCTCGTATCTCACCATGGTTGATATCATGACTAATCCTCTTGAAGCCAACAACAACATCTTGGTGGTACCAGGCATTAAGGAACCATACATTACAGATCAGGCGATGAAGAAGGTTAGAGATTATGGCCTTGCCATGTTTGTTATGGACGTTCCGTCATATGATGACAACAGCAATCGTCTTTATGACGATTCGACCGCTAAACCAAATGTCAATACGACAGCCAACCAATTTGACAATCGATCGATTGACAATGACTATGTTGCGACTTACTATCCGGAGATATTCATCGACGACGCCACAAATCGTCGGAAGGTGAAAGTTCCGGCCTCAGTTGCTGCTCTAAGTGCCCTTGGTTTCAATGACAGGGTTTCATATCCCTGGTTTGCACCGGCAGGCTTTAATAGAGCAGCTCTAGATTTCGTTAGCAACGTGGCGATACGATTGAACGTGGCGGACAGGGATCGCCTCTACGAATCGCGTATCAATCCGATCGCTACATTCCCGAGGCTTGGATACGTGATTTACGGACAGAAAACCTTGAAGGTCAATAAGTCAGCGCTAGACAGGGTCAATGTTCGTCGGTTGATGTTGGAGATCAAGAGAATCGTCATCGATATCGCCAACAAACTGGTGTTCGAGCAGAACACGCCCGAAGTCAGAAATAAATTTGTCGCGGATACTTCATTCCAACTCGGTTTGATTCAGGCTCAGGCCGGTGTCGAAGCGTTCCAAGTTGTGATGAACGAGTCAAACAATACTCAAGAAGACGTCGATTTGAATCGTCTTAACGGCAGAATAGTCGTCGTTCCCACGCGGGTCGTCGAATACATTGCGGTCGACTTCATCATCACAAACAGCGGCGTCGAATTTGTGTAAAAAAATTCGCGTACAAACGCATAGTTAGAAAC